TCACGGTTCCGTGTTCGCCGCTGTTGGGCTTGTTCTGCAGCACGCCGATGGCGTCACAGGCTTCGGCCGCCGAGTAGGTCGGCAACTGGCCCCCGTCTGCCTTCACAACGTGATACTGCTTGGCCGTCATATCCGCAATGATAGTCAGGCTGTAAGTGAGGTTCTGCCCACTGTTCCAGGCCATCACTTCACCTCCTGGAGTTCGGCGTCATACGCCCCACGGAGTTCGGCGTCCGCAGTGAGAACGGCAGTAGTCGCCTCACTGAAACTAACCTTGTGTTCCGCAGCATACTTGTTGGCCGCCTCAACGAGCTGCTCGCTGGCGGGCTTGTCGGATTTCTCCTTACCCTTGCCACCGTTCTCGCCCTGGGGCAGATACTCGCCGACCTTCTCCACGAAATCCACCACAACGGCGGCGGGGAGCAGAAGCTCCGACTCATCGGAGAAGTTGGCCGACTCTTTCAGATCCTTGGTGAGCGCATCACGCGCAGCCGGGGTCAGCTTGCCGTCCTTGACGGACTGCTCGCAGAAGTCAACGAACTCCTGCGTAGACGTGGCCTTGGCCTTCTCGGTGAACTCGGCGGCCTTGGCCTCAACAGCCTCAACCGCTTCGTCGCGCTCTTTTTCGGCTTTCGCCTTGTCGGCTTTCAGCGTGACGATCTCCGCCTTGCTCTCCGCGAGATTCACATCAAGCGTGTCAAGGCGTTTCGTCAGGGCTTCCAAAGCCTTGTTGTCCTCGGGCATGGTATCCTCCTTTTTCGGGATATCGCCCATGGTTAGCACCTGGCAATCCTCCGGCACTTCGTCCAGTTCGATCACCTGTGCCTCTTGCTCGGACATGTGCTCCTGTATGTCCTTCAGGGTTTTGATGGCCGGATGCAACTCGCCTAGAATCGCGACGTGATCCAGCCTCTTCGCCCATTTCTTGCCGCCCGCCTCACTGCCGAACCGCAGCCCGGAGGAGACGCGGCGAAATGCCTTCGAGTCAAACGCCTTCTGCAGCGGTGGGATGATATCGGTGAACAGGCCGAGGAGCGTATCGTCCTCGCGCTTCACTTCGCCGATCCAGCCGCCCGCCATCTTGAAGGGGTTGCTCTTGTGGTCCCCCCATCGCAAGGGGATCTTGTGTGTTTCCTTGGTCGCGTCGAATGCAGACTTGACCATATCGAGATCGTCCTCGGTCAGCCTGATGGGCTGGCCTGCATTGGATCGGTGGTTGCCCGCCTTCAGAATCTCGACCCAGAATCCATCGCTCATGTCTGGCTCCTCGATGTGCCGAAGCCCTCGGCGGGCTCCGCGCCGGGCTTGCCCGATGCCGACCATTGATCCTCTACCGTGATGGGAACCAGGATCGAGCGGCAGTTAAAGTGGTTGGGCGGCTTGATGTCCTTCCAGATCGGGTCATCTATCGGCGCAATGAACCCATCCAGGCCATCGCAGATATCGCTAGTCCGCGAGTCGATGATCGCGCTGTATTCGAACGCCTCGACATAGCCCTCAAGGTCCGGCTGCGTGAAGAAATCCATGCGGCCCTCATTGATCGCCTCGAAGATGGTAGTCCGGGCAATGGTCTCCAGCCTGGCGGCACGGTTCACTACCCGCCCGGCGGCGTCCACCGTGGGGATGAACTCGCCCAGCGCCGCATCGAGTTCCGCCACGGTCTCGCGGATGCTCTTGCCTGATTTAATCGCCTCCATGATTACCTCGCGGAAGCGCTTCAGCGTGTCTTCCGTCAGCGTCCCCACTGAAGTAAAACTGCGATCCGTCAGGAATTGCATGCCGTCTTCTAGGGCGGCATCGGCGAACTCGGCGGCGATCTTTTCTTGGCCCGTGACGGGGAGTTCCCGCGCAGCATTAAGCTCGCCCAGTGACCAGCCCCGACGCAACCCGCGAAGCAGAGAGCGCTGCAAAGGTTGCTTTAATCGCTTGGGGATGGTCACGGCTGCCACCGGGCTCCCGGCCAATAGGCCAGGCACGAGCTTATTCAGATACTCTTGAACGTCCAGCATGCCCTCGCCAAGCGCGTCCGCCGTCCGCTCCTCGAGGCGCATGGAACCCTTTTCCATCTGGTCGAAGTTTACCCGGCCTAGCCAAGTTGAGCCCTCGGCCATATCTGCTGTCGCGTCGGCCGTCGGTGCGGCTTCCGCTGAGACCCCGCCTTTGCCTTCCGGTGCCGCAGGCCGGGCGGGTGCGTCACCTTCCTCGCGGGCGGGGAAATTGATTAACTCGCGCGCGTAGTTCTCGGCGTCGAGATCGGGTTGGATGCCGCCCTGCTGAACAATGGTTCCGTAGGTCTTGGCCAGTTCCATCTTGGCCTGCTCGGTCATGGGCAGGGGGGCATACGGGGGCGAGTCAATGCCGAAGTTCCAGCGGGCCAGGTCGCGGAATAGCTGCTCCGTCAGGGCTTCGGCAAGCCTCTGAGCCCTAGCATCCAGCGTGAAGAAGAACGCCTCAAGCTGCGTCTGGCTCTGCGAGTAGCTGCCGGTCTGCCCCTGTTCGCTGATGCCCAAGAGGTTCGGCACCAGGAGGGCCTTGGCCATGGCCTTATCGTGCTGCGCGATGGCGGATTCGAAGTTGTTGTTGGCCTCGGGGAACTCGACGTTAAACTCAACGCCCTGCGGGATGCGGAACGCGGAGCCCGACTGGAGCGCCTTCAAAAGATCGTCAAGCGCGTTCTTGTCGCCAGCACTGAGCGCCTTGATGACCCTGATCCACACGAAGCCGCCGCTCATCCGCTCGAGAAAGATGTTCTGGAACTTGTGCGTCAGATCCTTTGACCACCACGCGCGGTAGCACTCCCGCAAATCGCTCTGGCCATACTGCTCATCGATCTCGGTCTGGTTGACGTAGTGGATGAAGCGGGCCGGGGCAATGTCGATATCCTCGCCCGCCGCATGCTGCGTGACCTTCTCAAGATTGCCGTGCTTGTCCGTGGTGAAGCGGAACGTATCGAAGGGGCGCAGTTTGATCTTGCGCAGTCCCCACCATGACCGGCCGCCGTATTCCCACGGCTGATAGATCTTCTCGGCCATGGCAAAGCCGAAATCATGGGCCGTCTGCAGCTGCCACATGGCATCAAGCCATGACCCGCGCAGACTTCCCTGCAACATGGCCCGCGCCCAGGCGGCGAATTCCTTCTGGCGCTCGGCGTCTGGGTGTTCTTCGTCAATCTCGAAGTCGAAGCCTCGGGCCAGGGTCGCACCCTTCAGGAACGCCGATAGCGACTTGAGCTGGTCATCGCGAAGCATCTTGCGATAGATGCCCGCGCCCTTCCTGCCGATCAGGGCATCGGGATTGTACCGCTCAAACTGGTTTGCCGAATAGAAGGCGTTCGCCGCGTATCCGATCTCATCGGTAGGCGGGGCTTGCGCCTGTTCGAACAGCACTAGATTACCAATCCGCATCGGCGCTCCTTGCTCTGCCAAGTGCCGCCGCCGGGGTGCCTGCCTCTGCCCTCGCATAATGCAACATCAGGGCGTCAGCTAAATCGGGGCTTCGCTTGATGTCCTTTTTGATTTCGTCTTTGGACACAATCTGAATCTTGCCGTTTACGCTGTGCTTCCAGCGGGTGGCCTCAAGCTCCTCAACCAGTCGCTCGATGGTCTCCTCGGGGATCGACTCGTCTAGGCTGATCCGGCCCTTGCGGAAGTCATCGCGGAGTTGCCAGTAGAACCAAGCCCGCTCGTTGGCGAACTCGTCCTTGAGCGGCTGGCCCTGGTCGTTCAAGCCCTCGGGCGGCGTGCCGACGTAGACCGCATCCACGGCGTATCCCTGCGCCCTCATAACCGCAAGTGGGCCATCGCCGACCCCATAGGCGTCCACGTTGACCTGATCCGGCTCCTCGGCTATCAGCGCCTCGATGAGCGACTGAGCCGCTAGGGCAGTGTTGGGCTCGCTGTCTTCAACGATGCTTTCCACATGCCACCCGCGACGGGCGGCGATTACTGAGCGGTCCCGGCCAGCACCGGCCACATCCCAGGACCAGACTAAGGGGGGAACATAGCCAAGGTCGGGGTCAGCGCTGCGGCCATAGGCGTCCCATATCAGCTTGGCCGGGACCAATGAGTCATCATCGGCGAGAGGCGGTAGCCCCCGCACGCGCACGCGGCAGATGGTCGAGCCCCATCCCTCGCGCTCGATTATCGACCGAGCCCAATCCCCATCGGGCCGGTCGGAATACCATGTCTCGACCTCTGCCCCGCCGCCGGAACGCTCGAAGTAGGGGCGGTGTGTCTCCTTGGGCTCATCCTCTTCGATGCCTCGAGGGTTCCAGGCGACCCGGAACAACTTCACATCATCGCCGCCGTTGCGGAACATGCGGGCAAAGTAGCCCGTGGTGCGGGTGAAGTTCGTGATGCAAACCAGCTTAGAGCCCGCCGTGGTCAGCGCGCCCTCAATCACCGGATAGAACTCGTCCCCTACGCCCGTGGCCTCCTCCACGATGAACAGAACTCTCTCTTCGTGGTGGCCCGCCAAGCCTTCGGGGTCTCGAGCGGTCTCCGCCAGCGCCTCCCAGCCGGGCGTCCCGTAGAAGGTCACGCGGGTATTGCTCCACTTCGCCACCTGGCGCATCAGCGGATCAGCCCCGCCGAGGATCTTGTGGATCTCGGGCCAGAGCTTGCGGAGTAGCGTGTCTTCCTTCGGCGCGGTACAGGGGATGCGGCACCGGCCGCCAGTGGCCCCCATGTGGAGCAGGGCTTTCCCCGCCATGTGCGTCTTGCCTATGCCGTGACAGGACGCAATGAAGATCTTGCTTGCCCCGTTGGGGTCGGCGATCTCGGACAGGATCCGCTTCTGGCAGGGGTCGTTGACGGACCCCAGGATATCGCGGCTGAAGGCGTTCGGCGCGTAGCGATACATGGCCCAGGTTAAAGCCTGCCGACGCAGGGACTCCGCCTCATGCGTCCGGTCAGCGATTACCGCTGCCATCGCCCGCCCCCTCCCCGGCTTCTACCTGGCGCGCGAGATCCATCAACTGGTCGCGCGTTCTGTCGTCATGGAGATATTCAAGTGATTTCTGCATGATCGCTGTCGCGTCGAACACCCCAACCGCACCGGAAACATCCACCTTGGCCGTGAAGGCACCCCAGAGTTTGGCCTGGTCCATGGTGGCCTTGCGGATCGTTTCAATGGCCTTGAGCTGGGAATCCATGTCATGGATCGTGTGGGCCACGCCACGGACAATGACAGTCCTATCTGACGCGGCCTCGAATACCGCGAACGCCTCGCGGATCACCACTTCAAGCCGCTCCGACTCCAGCCGACGCCAGCGGTCGATGTTCTCGTGGCCCTTCTCGTTGAGTTCTTCGAGGGCTTTCTTGATGTGCTGGTGGACGGTAGACGGGGCAAGGCCCACCCTCTCGCCGATGGCGGCAAGGGTGAGCCCGCGCTTCTTGAGTTCAAGAATCTGCTCAATGCGCTCGGCGATCTCGATGGACCGCCCTGACGTTTTGGATGGTCTCGATTGTTTCACGCTGTTAACGTGAAGGCAAACGGACCGCTTGTCTAGTAAAATCGGTTAACGGTTAAGATTTTTTACGGTCAGCGCCGCGACAAAAGCGAGAGCGCGACCGTGAAAACGACTAACGCAAGGCCCGCAGAGATCCACAGCGGCGATAGCACCCACCACCAGGACCAGTCGATCTTGCCTAGCAGCTTCAGCGCCACGAACAAAACAGTCAGCAAGCCCGCAAAGCTAAGGCCGCCGGAATTGCCATTGCTCTTGCCACTCATGCATGACACCCCCCATGTATCAGCGGATCTCCCGCCTCGTCATAGAACTTCGCCAGGGCGCTCTCTGCGCTGGCGCGGGCCTGGAGCCGGGCCACCCGTAGGCAATACTCGAAGGCTGAATCGCTGT